CGTACCCCTGCGCTGCTCTGGCCAGACTATCGACCAATCGCTTTTCGAGACTGCCCTTGAATACCTGCTTGGCTTTTGTAATGGCTTCGGCGAAATCGGCTCTTTCCATCCATCGATACCAAGTGCGCTGATCTACCTTGAAAGCATCGAGGAGTGATTTGAAGGTCGCTCCTCCATGCTCGATGAGTCCATTCTCCTCGATCCAAGTTCTGATCTCTTGTACTAACTGAGGATTGTATTTCATAATTCTTAGTGATTAACAAATTGCATGAACTCGGCTCTGACCTCTGGGGAAGTCTTAAACATACCGGTAAGGAATGATGATGTCATGATCCCCTGCTTTTTGGCTCCACGCATGGTCTTGCAAAGATGCTCTCCCTTCATGACCAGAGCGATACCCAGAGGTGGATGATCATCTCCCAGAGCCTTCTCAAGCATCTCTACAATATCATGTACGAGACGTTCCTGCACCTGCAATTTAGCTGAGCAATAATCGATCACGCGACCGATCTTGGAGATACCAAGGATCCTGCCCTTTGGATTGGGTATATATGCGAACCAATAATGGCCAAAGAAGGGCATCATGTGATGTTCGCAGCATGAATAAAAGTTTCCCTCATCGATCACCATGTTATCATAGGTGATACCATCAGTGCCATTCTGGAAGGTAGTGATCTTTGGCTTCTGTCTTGGATCATAGCCTCGGAAGATCTCTTTGAACATCCTGGCGATGCGATCTGGAGTTCCAAGCAGGCCTTCTCGATCTGGATCCTCACCGATGCACTGGAGCATCCTGCGGATATTCTCTTCGATGCCTGCTCCCTTCTCATCTGGGATCTGGATCCATTCTTGAGCAGGGGCAGTGGCACCCCAGAAATCTGGCTTAAAATCGGTTCCTTCTTTGAGGATCACGACTGCGGTCATATATTGCTCATATTTGGCGAGAGTTTTACCAGAGTCACATAAATCATCAACGATGAGTGTTTCTTCTGTCAGATCGCAAGTATTTACGCAAATTTCGGCTCCCAGAGCATTGGCCACCTTTATGGCAGGATAGTAACCGCCACGAGGGATGCCGTACACCTTGGTCACCTTGAGGCCTCCGGCAATACCCTCTTGTATATTCTTCACCAGATCCTCGATCAGTATATCATATTCTTGAAAAGTCATATTATCGAACATTAAGTATTTTCTGTGTCTGGATAGAGATGCGCCACTCTGGGTGATCGAGGCAGTATTGAACGACTGCGGCCGTATTTTTGGCATTATACTCTGGATCCTTTCGATCGCATGGTTGCAGATACTTATTATATGCCCGGATATTATCATACTGGCGCATGTCTTGACCTTCGTACACCACCTTGAGCTCATCGCAGTTATGGATGATCACTGGCTTATACTTTGGAGAGCAGGTGATCCAATCGACACCAAAAGGAACCTCATGAGTGCCGTTGGTTTCAATAGCGATGTATTTTCCTTTGGAATGAAGCTTCTCACAGAGAGTAGAAGTGATCTGTAGAGTTGGTTCGCCACCAGTCAAAACTACCAAAGAAGCAGGATATTTTGCCACCTCCGCAACGATCTCGCCTTCGGTCATTTCCTGGCCATCTTGATGAATCGTGTCGCAGAAATCACATTTGAGATTACAGCCAGAGAAGCGGATAAAGATAGCAGCAGTTCCGGCATGTCGGCCTTCCCCCTGCAATGAATAGAAAATTTCGTTGATCTTCATAACATGTCAGATATAATACGGAAATTCGTTATCCTTATAGGTAGCAATATTACCTTCGCTCTCCTGCATATCGACTCTGAATGCCTCTGGGATCTGATCACAGATCCATTTGGCAATATTCTCAGCTGTAGGATTGAAATCGAAGATCTCATTGAGATTGCGGTGATCCATCTTGTCATGGATCTGCTTTTTGATCTGGGTAAAATCGCACACCATGCCATCACTATTGAGCTCTGGAGCTGCGCAATGGACGGTTACGATCCAGTTATGACCATGCAGATTCTGACACTTACTTGGATAGGATAGATTGAGGTGATGTGAACCTGCGATCTCCATCCTTTTTGATATATAGTACATAGTTATCGTTTTTGAGAGTTCTTGAACATATCAATGACTGAGCCAAGTGCGATCAGAGAGAGAATGATGTTTGCCACTCCGAAGAGGATATGGCCATCGTAAAAGAGATAGCCAGTGCCACCGATGGATCCAAGCAAGAATCCTGCGATAGCAAAGAGATAAATGAAATTTTTGAACATATCTTTTAGCATTAGTAGTTAATCTTCATATTCGGTTGGATCCTCAATCCCTGCATCATGCAGAGCTTCTTTTCTCTCTACGCAGGTACCACACTTTCCGCAGTGCTTCTCTCCTCCCTTATAGCATGACCAAGTTTCAGAGTAATCGATGCCAAGATCCTTGCCATGCTTTGCGATATCAGTCTTGCTGATACCAGTATAAGGAGCAATGATCTTGATATTCTCATAAGTGCCATAAGAAATAGCCTCTGACATCGAATCAATAAAGGTTGCCCGACAATCTGGATAGATAGCATGATCACCATGATGATTAGCGATCATAACGAAATGAAGGCCATTGCTCTCTGCGATACCTGCAGCAATACTCAGCATGATGCCATTACGGAAAGGTACGACTGTACTCTTCATGTTCTCGGCTGCATAGTGACCCTCTGGAATTGCATCTGCACCCTGCAATAGAGAAGAATTGAAGTACTCATGAACGAAGGCCAGAGGTATGACCAGATGTTTGATGCCAAGCCGTTCACAATGGAGCTTTGCAAATGGGATCTCCTTCTTAGCATGATTTGATCCATAGTCAAAAGTGATGGCCATTGCGATGCGATCCTTATACTCATGCAGCAGGGTAATCGAGTCCATGCCGCCAGATACGATGATCAAAGAATCTTTCATTTTTTATGTTTATTTATTATGTTAATAAGTATTGATAGTCTCTCACCGAATAACTTATGCTTTAGAGGTTCTTTGATGGTAGATCGATCAATAAAAGGGTAAAGACCTTCCATGTAGTTATCTCCTACAAGATATACAGAGTTATTGAGATCGATACCCATTTCTTTGCATTTAGCATAGACCTCTTGACCCCACCTCATGCGTTCCTCTTTTTTGCAATCATTTAGAGTCTCGTTATATGGCTCTATTTGCTCATTTAAGCGCAATATGCGATACTTTGCCGATAATATATATATATATATATATCCGGGGTTAAAAGACGCGCCACAGCGAGACTTTTTACGAATAGAGGAGATATATACATATCTTTTGCCTTGCATGGCTTCGATCTCTTAGTAGTTACACAAGATATAAAAACATTCATAGCCTAATTCTTGCGTATTTTTGGAATTTTACCCACTCGTTAAAGTTATGTATCGCAGCATCCCTTGCGCTCAGTCTGGCTCCAGTCTCTGATTGTATCCGATCCATCATTCCAGTTAAAGGATTGAATAAATATACATACCCTCCTCTATTTCCATATAACCAAGTAGTTGAATCTACAGAGTCAAAATGATATTTATGAAGGCCTTTTATATTGGTATAACCAAGTCCATGTATCTTGCATCCTCTTTGATGAGCCTGCTGAATAAACCAAGGAAATAGAGGTTCATATTTCTTGGTAGGGATCTCCTTAGTAACAATTCCTCCAATAGCGACATATTTATAAGCATCACATATTTTGAAGAAATAGTCCTTACCTCTGGATATATGCCAGACTGGTATTGGTTGTTTATTGGTCAGCTTTTCGAGTTTTGATCTCAGTCGCTCTACCTCTTTGATTCCAACCAGTGAGTCAATATCGAGCTCAAAGAAGCGCATGATATTATGCTTATTTATATAGGCAGCATACTCTTCAAGATATCCATCCCAATCCACCTTTCCCTTGACCCCTTGCATAAAAGTAAATGCTCCAGAGTCTAAAAGAAAGTTTTTGTAATAAGGAAGCAGCTCATGATATGTTGTATTTCCTCGGAGATAGAAAAAGCTCTCCAGAAGGTTAAGATCATCCCAATCCAACTTTTCATGCAAAACATTTCCCTCTTTATAAGTTTTATCCTCACTCTTGGAGAGATACTGCTCGACTGCCTTGTTAAAGTATGGCCTTAAAACTCCTTCATTGCAACTTCCATAATTGCATGCCAAATATAACTGCATATCCTTGATGTATTCTGCACACTGATCCCATAATGGCCGTAGGTTACCAGAGTATCCTCCTGCTAAAAAGATCTTCATTAGTATGTATTTTAAGAGAGGAGGCTGATCTGGACTCAAAATTCCACTGAAAAGAGAATTGGGAAAATTACTGCCAAGATATACCTCCATACTACTTTACCATATAAGGATATTCACTCAGAGCTTCTTTGATCTTTGCCTTGATGATCTCTGCTTCCGTTTCCATATCCTCTGCAAATTGAAGCCGGATCTCAAAATGCTTCTCTTTGGATCCAGAGTTCTCTGCATCTTGAAATAGGGAGTCAATATCTCCATCAAAAGCATCTGGAATCATATCCAAACCCCAATCCTTCAGATCCTCAGAGTCCCAGTCCTCCTGCAGCTTGGTACGATCCCAATCACCAAAAGGAAGGTTCGCTTTGATGATAAGAGACATGACCTGCTGAGGAGTCCAGTGCTCTGGGATCACTTTACAGATCACCTTCGAAAAACCAAGATCTTGGAGAGCCTTGAGTCGCATATTGCCATCGATCATGACATAGGATCCTTGATGCTCCTTGACATAGCAATCACGCAAACCAAGCATCTCTGGATTGTCTGTGATACTCTTCTTGAGCTTCTCAAAATCATCCGGCTGAATGGTTCGAGGATTCGAGGGGATCCCTTCTATCTGGCCATCGTTTGGTTCAATCTCATCGATCGAGAGCCACTTGGCATTGATAATCTCAATCTGTTCTTCGATTTTAGTTTCCATATAAATTTTATTTATTTGTTATAGATCATTTTGATGATCTTCTCCATATCAGCCTGGCTTACATTGCAACAGATGCTTTTATCCACCATGATAAAGTAAGGAAGGTTATAGTCCTCGATAATACCCAGAGCATCATTTAGAAGATCTTTGAGCTCGTCCATATCTGCACTCTTCTGATCAGCAAAGCATGGATCATTTACATTCTCAGATCCGCAGACGAATACTGGATCGTAGATATCTGAGCTCTTTGCCCAGATCTCGCGGACATCACCACGATAGTACTCCAGACAAGCCTCGGTGATAAAAGGATTACAATCGCACCCAACACCGTTTATATAGTCCTTTATGCTTCGCTTATCCTCTTCATCTTTTGGTTTGCTATATCCTCCAGAGAATACTGGATCATAGGTTTCTTGATCTCGGCTGCAATGACCTATCAAGATAGCATCATAGTCGGTGAGCCATGCCTTTTGTGGCATGAAGCCTACTGGTAGCAGGTTATTACGATCGAGAGCTCCCAAGATGATCGGAATATCGGTGACCGGATTAACCACCTGCAATAGAGCTCTGAATACAGTTCCCTCCTTATCAATCATGTACTCCATCTCATAGAATCTGCCCTTGGTACACTCGGCTCCTGCCAGTACGATAAAGTCATAGGATAGGATCCCCAGAGAATGGTGATGCTGACCATCGATAAAAGATTTGCGATATAGATCCATACCGCTCACACACACATTGAGCACCTTCTGCTTGCGCTCAATCTCTTGACCATTGTCATGTATCTTGAGTGTCTGTTCGCTAAACGACTGCTCAGACCATTTACTTTTTTTCATTGGTTTTGTTTGAGTTATAGATTAAACGTCTCGAATTTCGATGCAAATATAGGCTTTTTTGTCCATATTAGCAAATATATTGGCAATTATATTGCGTATATTCGCAAATTTAAGGCAAATTTTGCCGATTTATTTGCTTTTGATTATAAAAATCACTATCTTTGCGCCCGAAACATAGTCCATGTCGCAAGAAATTGCGATTTGAGTACAATGTTATTTGCATTAAAAAAGCCAACCGTCCGTGATGGATAGTTGGCTTTGTCTTTTACATACCAAGTGCCTTTGCAAGTTCATGACCCAGACTGCACATGATCTCTCGATCTCTGACTGTATCCTCCAATCGGGAGGCTCTGGCAAGGATCTCAGATAGTTCCTCTGGGGTAGTGTTAAAGGTAAAGAACTCGGACATGGCTACGATGGCCTTGACATTGTTTGCTTTCATACTCTTAGCTATTTTTGATTAGTTTTGAGCTGCAAAGATATGGCTTAAATCATCGTTGCCGAAATTTCCGACAATGTATTCAATCATCGATGAATGGTTCTTGCTCATATATCCTAAGATCCTCGTCTGTGATGCCGTACATATAGCGGTAGTAATAAGGGGTCATATATTTGTAATGAATGAGCCAGAGGGAAGCAGGAAGCAAAAACCAGAGGCAATCGTAATGCCCTCCGATATATTCTATATCGAATCCATCATATTCATATATGTGCATCTGCCGGAAGTTCTCGGTGCAAAAGTAATAGAAGCCTATCAGCAGGCAGGCTACAATGAAGATCCTATCGATCATCATGGAGATCTTAAAATGATGGATCTTGATAAATTTATTTGCTTTCATTTCTTTTTTTCTTTAGATTGAAACTGGCTACCATTCTCACAGAGAGGTTTGCCATTACGAGAGCAATACCATCCCATACCTTCGATATGATCGAAGAATATACAATCACTACATTTATTCATTTCTTTTGTTTATTTAGAGTTAGAATTGGATCTCCATCTGGCCTGCAATGGGTCGATGTCGCTTTACTGATTTTCTGGATCTATGATCCTCCCTCTTTGGGCAGTCATTCATCTGGGTGTAATCGATCGTATCTTGATGGATCGGTTCATTGCAGACCATTCTCAGCAGGATCTCCCGATAATGTCTGCATCGATCCCCCTTCCAACAATGGTCACAGTTTCGATCCATCCATCATCCACATTCCTGGCCACTGGAGAAAGGATCCAGATTGATGAGTTTTTTCTTCGATTGCATGGCTATTATTTTTATGCGTTAAAAAGAGGATAGGCAGGACTCGAACCTACAACGTGACTATCGTCTGAAACTTGTGCCAATCTGTAAACACTATCCTCTATTTGTAAATGTTTTTACTAATCTGTCTAATTGCGATATCTATTGCGTCCAAATATAGCTTAATAGCGAAACTTGTTACGCGATTCTTCTTTAGCTGCTTCAGATAATCGCGCAATTCGTGGAGCTCTGCTATTGCGTTTTCGCGTTTCATGCTATTCTTTATTTTTGGGCCGAAATCATCAAGTTAGTCTTCGATTTGTTCGAGGTTAGGACACTAGAAATAATACTTGTAGTTTGTGTCAGTTTCGATGTCACCGACAAAGTTACTCCAATTATCCTCGTCTATGTATTCGTAGTACTTAAAACAATTTGGAGGTTCGACTCTTACCACAATAGGCAATGCTTGTCGCATCTGCTCAAGGCATTCATCGGTTGCAAAGCCGTTCTTGTCGCGCTTGATTACTTTCAGTTCTGGTCTCATATTACTCGTTGTGTTAAGAAATCACCCACAGCAGAGTGTGCTTTGAGCAGCGATGGATGTGCCATCTTGTAGCAGCTGTGGGTGATGTATGTTAAGTGAATTGCCGTTTCTTCAACATAGCCATTGGTGTATGTTAAGCAAACGGCTGGTTGTTTAACTTACTCTGCCATGAAATTACGGAACTCCTCTACCAAAGTAGATGGCAATTCTGATTCACTATATAACTTCGGGACTTGTGTTTTCTCGTCCATTATATATGTCCATCTGCTCCACCAATGCTTCTTACATTGAACTATGTACATAATTGTCGGCTCTTCGTCATCAGGCTTAATCTTACCGAAGTTCAATTTTTCTATCTTATATTTCATTTGTTACAAGTTTATTTGTTAGTCGATGTGTTGCGGCTCGAAATCTACCAAGAGATTTCGGTTTGTCCGAAGAAAAATTTGGTATTTATTATTTCTATCTTCGTATCATATTCGATCCATGACATTCCTTCGTTTACCAAAAATAATATTTCAGATGCGAGGAAATAAATACGAATATTATACAATCTGATTTTCATTTATCTTTATTTTTTCGTATTATCAATTCGACTGCAATCAAGCCAGATGTAAGTAAGATTGTCCCAATTATCTGTGGTATCATATTGCATAAATATATAGATCACGATGCTTGACCGCCAGATCTTGATAGAAGGCCTGGGCAGCTATGGACTCTGCTCTCTTGAGATATTCCTCTGCCTTGCGCCAGATCTCTAAATGAGATCTACGATGAGGATGAAAGCGAAGCTCTCTGATAACCTCGTTTCGCTCGGCAGGCTTCTCGTATTCTCCATATCGCCAGTCATTAAACTGATCGAGGAGGATCACATCGTTGATGGTATAGTCATTGATGTTCATAGACCCCGGTATTTACCTTAATAGAAATAAGATCATCGTTGATCATCGGCATTGCACATAAATAGGTATGCGGCATAATGAACTGTATCATATTATTTTTACAGAAGTTATATGCAGCCTCGGATAGTCCTACATGCTCCATATATTTGATGAGCAGATCTAATACATGATAACGATACATTCTACCATTAAAATTGAATATGCTTTTAGGATCTGGAATCATCTTTCCAGTCTTGACCTCCTTATATGACTCGAATGTTTCCGGATCATCATCATTCGGGTCGTAATCTGGATCCACTGGAATCTTGCCATGACCATGACAAATAGGGCATTCGCAAGAATAGCTATAGTATCGATCTCTGAACCTCACATCGTCCTCGATCTCCCCATTTCCATAACAAGCAGGGCACTCCTCAAGCTCATTGCCATTGGATTCATACCTAATCTCAAATACCTTCGGAGCTTCTTCGATCGCCTGCTTGATAGCTTCGATAGTGACTATATTGGTAGGCTTCGATTTATGATCGAATATTGCATATATATTGGGAGCCTTGCCATCCATATTTTTGCGCTTCTTGGAGATATCTGCCAGACAATTTGATTTTTCTACGATAAGTATTATATAAGAGTCTGATGCGACCCATGTCTCACCAAGATCTCCATCTATAAGGAAGGGTTCTGTAAGTATCGGGCGAAGTTTATCTTCGGTACAAAATAGCTTCATGAGCTCGTAACTAACTTTTTTCATAATCCTAAATATTATTTGCAAGTTGATTAGTCGAGAAGATCCCTTTCAAAATCCTCGAAGGCATTATTGCTATGATTCTTCCTCTCTCGCCAGAGGATAAAAAGATATACTACTGCTATGAGGTAGAAGAGCAGGTATTCTCGGATCTTGAAAAGGTATCTCATATTAGAATAGATGAATAGATTTTTTGATTTTATCACATACGATCATCTTTTTGCCTTGAGGATCGATCTCTTCCTTAAATGAAAAGCGATCTCCATTGAGTATCTTCTCGCAGGCCTCTTTATCCTTGAGAAGTCTCTCGATCATGGCCTTCATATATCGCCTGGGTAGATGTCTGAGCTGCTTCTGATGTAATTGATAAGCACCGATATTGATGATCTGGAGAAGCATATCTCTGGCTCCCTGCATATAAGCATCGTACTGGAGTGGCTTGGTCTTGATCATCTTGATCTCATCCTCACCAAAGAGTGTTCCCTGCACTGCCTTGGAAATTATCTTGCGTGCCATAGATCAAAAATCGGGTTTATTATAGAAGCCAGATCCAGAGTCCTCGGTTGCCACTGGGGTCGTATATTCTGGGATCGGAAAGTTAGGATCTGGATCTGAGAAATAGCATCGTCTTGGATCAAAGTTTACCAAGAATTTGAAAAGGCCGATATTGCGACCCTTGCAGATATCGATCATGGCAGTATTGATCACCGATTTATTGGTGAATGGCTCTGGGTATCGTTTACCGTAGATCTCCGGGCGATATATCAGCAGGATGATATCTGCGGCCTCTGCTATCTCTCCAGAGTCTCTGAGCCTCGCCATCGTTGGCACCGGGTTCTCTCGATCTCGACTGAGCTGAGAGAGGCTGAGGATCCAGATACCTAACTCCTTGGCAAGATTCTTAAATGCTCTGGCTGCATCGCCCATCTTGCGAGCTGCACTCTGTGAGCTCTTGTCGTTTACATTTAGGATCTGGAGATAATCAACCACTGCCCCAGTGATACCATACTTGATATGCTGCTTGCGTATCGAGTTGAGGATCTGCTCAAGGCTTGAGGTGGATTTATCATCAAAGTATAGCGAGTTGCCGATCTTGGATCTGAGATCATCTATATGATACATGGCAGAGTTATACTCAGAGGGTGTCAGTTTATCCCATAGAAGTGAATTGGATGGTATTCCAGTCTTGGCAGCGAGGATGCGTGATACAAGCTGCTCTCGGGTCATTTCGAGCGAATAGAAGGCCACTCGTTCACCTCCCTCCATCGCTGAGATGGCTGTATTCAAGGCGAAGGAGGATTTGCCCTGCGAAGAGTCTGCTGCCACGATGATGAGGTTGCTCGGCTGCCAACCTCCCTTCTCATCGATCCTGCAAAAACCAGTCATGGCACCTCTCTTTCTGATCTCATTGCTCTGATTCATCCAGATGGTATTGGCTACCTCGGTGAGAACGGAGTCCAGAGAATAGATCGAGTTATCGGTTTTATTATAGATGCTCTGATCCATACCTTCTGTATGGGTCTTGAGTATCTGATCAAGTGGCTTGGAAATATCGACCACCTCTGATGCAAGTCTCATGCCCTGCTGCCAGAGCTTTCGTCTGGAGGCCAGATTTTGCAGGATCGAGATATATCGATCAATATTGAGTCCAGAGGCGTTTTGACATACCTCTGCGACCTCATAGGCTCCGATTGTGGTGATATGAAGTTCGTTAAGTTTATTGGCCACGACCACCATATCTGGGCGATCTCCGGTATCTCCTATCGCCTTAACTGCAGTGAAGAGATCCTGCCACTTGATGTTATAGAATAGATCGGCTGAGAGCTGATCCTTGGTCTGTAAATAGAGTCCTTCATAAGAAATCAGAGCTCCAAGCAGAGCCTTTTCAATATTCTCATCGAAGAGCTTTGTGATTCGAGTATCAACCATCGAAGGTTGATGTAAGGTTAAATTATCGTTTCGGTTCTCCATAATCTTGCTTTAGCCAGTTGATTAAAGTTCGATATAAGTTAGTATATTGCTTTCGCTTGTCTTTTCGATTCTCAAGATTGAGAAGGGTCTCCATGATCTGCTCGGAGGTATATTTCTCTTTGAGCTTATGAAACTCCTTTTCAGTGAGTTGTTTCATATTCCTTGGATTGGCGCAAAATGGCGCGTTCTCAGCGATCCATTTGCCAAAGTTGATATATTTCTCATCTTGAGGTTGATCTTGCATCTGGGGCGAAATATCGCCACATATATCTACTCCAGTAGATTCTTTTCCATTATCCATTATCCTTATTCCATTATCCATAGAAGAGGTTGGATCGTTTTGGCTTGTTTCTGGGTTATCAATGGCTTGTTTTTGGCTTGTTTTTGGCTTGTTTTTCTTCTTGCCTCTGTCTGGTTTACAAGCATTTGAATTTCCCAGTTTTGCACCTCCCTTTTTACCATTCTCTGATTGTTTGATGGAATTTTGAAGGACTGGACGGATCAGAGTCCAGATTGGTTTTGACATCTTTTCGATAAATTCTGACTCTTTACCATCGAAGCAAAATGCACAGATAGCATCGTAGATCTCCAATCTTATTTCTGGAGTACAATCTTGGAGAGACTCGTGAAAACTACGGAAGAAAGTGAATCTATCCATTGTTGTTGCTCTGTTATTTTTATGAGGTCGGGGTAATGAACTTGCAGGATCTCTCCTATACTCATTGCCTCTCCTCCTCTATGATCTGGTTTCATATTAGATAATTATTGATGATGGTTCTGAACTCGTCAAGGCTCTTACAGACTGCACATAGATACCCTTCGCCAGATAGATGATCCATAAGATCTCGCTGCTCTGGTCTGGGGTATCTGCCTGGCTGCTTCATCTCGATCAATAAACCGTGATATCCCTTTTTAGCAACAAAGAGCTGAAGATCGGGAATACCCTTGCGTACTCCCATCTCTTTGAGCTCTCTGCCTCTTCGTATGCTGCAATGCCTCTCGTTGGCAATATGGATCAACAATCCCTGCTCCCAGATCTTGCGATACTGGGTGCTGAACCATGAGATACATTGCTTCTGGATCTCGGTCTCGGTAATCTCGGGGATTTGCGACATTTTTTTCTTTGCTCTCTTTCGTCCTGCCTCTGATCTGGCTCCATTGATGATAGCCTGCAAGAGCTTCTTGTTGTGCTCATCTCTGGTCATTAACAGTATCTTTTATATATCTGATAACCTCGATCTTTGAGAAAGTTGATACATATCTCTTCAGTCAATATAACCTCTGGTGCCTGCTCGGATCCGATGGCTATCTGCTGTGCATCTTTGGGATTGATATTAGAGGCATCGAAGAGAGTCTGAGGTCGATCCTGCGGCTTGGGAGCATGGCTGCGCTTGTATTCCTCATCATGCTTGATCCTGCGCTTCAAGATCTTATTCACATAAGCCTCAGTGATCTCGGTCTGATCCACCAGATCAAAGAGGCAATCTTTCGGGATGGTGCCGATACCCTGCTTTTCTGTTGACTCACTAAGGTGCCAGAACTTACCCTTCGCCAGATAGTTCTTGCGGATCTCTGTCAATGCTACAATATATCGGAGCACTCGCTCTTTGGGGTTATATTTTCTGCTCATGATTATAGTAATCCTTTTTGTTTGTATTGTTTGGTCAGCCACATGCGGACTCGATAGTCCTCGGGATTGGGCATCTGGATCTCGCAGATCTCTTCGCAGTATTTTATCCATCGATCCAAAACGATGCTCGTCTCCTCTTTGGTGAGGGATGCGGTCGATCTTTTATCCATGATCTGCTTGCCTTGTTTATTGGTATATCGAAAGAGGAAAATATCTGGGCAAACCTCTACCTTGAGGATATTATCTTTGACATACTGGGTGGTTTGATAGCCACACTCGGCTGCATAATGGGCAATACAGAGATGGAGGTAATTGTTTTGAGAAACAGTCTTATCCTCCTTCTCTGTAAGGTCGATCCAGATCTTGTTATCCCTCGCATGGTTGAGCTTTTTTAATGCTCTCTGATATTCTTTCGGGTCAGATGGATCGTAGAGTGCCATGATCAGATCGTGATGGTGAGACTACCGGATATCTTGGTCTCGGTCTCGTAAGGAGCGAAGTCGATCTCTGGGTGATCAGCTCTAAACTTTTTTAGATCGAAGCCTGCCCGGACTGAGGGTAACTTGCGAGTGAGTCGCATGGTCTCGGTTGCCCATGTTTTCTGTTCCTTTTCTTCCATATCTGCAAGGATCTTAGATTTTATCTGGGTGAGCTCCTCTTCTATAGCAGCCTTCGTCTGGATCAGCTCTCTGATGTGCTCCTCTTGGGTCTTGACCTCCTCGGGGATTGCATAGGGATTCTGGAACTGTATTCCATCTACATCTGCCTCCAGAAGCTCTTTGCAGATCTCTGATGGGATTCGCTTCACAAAGATGATCTCAGAGATATGATCGAATGATCCATCTCTCTTCTGCTTGTTGCGAAGATGGATGATGAAGAGTCGATCGATCTTGGCCTTTTTATTCTGAAGCTCGAAGAGATAGGCATAAATAGAGAGCTGCCATCTTGCCTTCTCCTTCTTCTCTGGAGTCATTTGACCATAGGTCTTGAGATCACCCAGAGAGAAAAGATCATCACC